TCCATGGCCAGGTAGCCCGCTGCCAGGCTGTAGAAGAATGGCGCCTTGACCTTGGCGTAGGGTTTGTCCGGGATCCGGAACCCCAAGCCGGTCTTGTCGCTGATCTCGGCCAACACGGCCTGCAGGTCGACGTGTCGCAGGTTCAGCGGCAATGGGTTGGCCAGGATCGAGGCCAGTTCGCGGCAGGCCACCAGTTGCTGGCTGCTGTTGGCAGCGGTCGACCGCTCGACATAGCCAAGGAAGTGGCGCTGCAGCGTTCGCTCGTTGTAGCCGATATCCAGCGTCACCAGCCCTTTCAGCGACTCGCCAGCCTGCACCGTGAACGTCGCTCGACCGGGGCTTTTGATGTCCAGACGCACTTCGTCCTTGATCAACGGGTAGACCTGGCCGGCGATCGTCAAAACCTTGTGCAGCTTCATGTTTTCGGCGCCAGGTAGTCGTCCAGCTTCTTGAGCGTCTTTTCAAAGCCACTCAACTCCTGGGCGTTGCCGGACTCGCCGGCGGCACCCGATCCACCCACCGCTTGGCCCGGGGCAGACTGCGCGCTGACGCCATTCGCTGCGCGCCGCTGCTCGACCTTCTCGGGGTTCGAGGCCTTTTCCGACAGGGTGAACTGGACCAGCCAAGCGGCCAACGTGTCGTCTTCCCGGGCGCTGACACCGTCCGAAAACTGCACCTCGCGGATGCCGAACGCAGCGGCGGTATCGTTGACGATTCGGTACATTTTCAGCTGGCCACCGCCGGCCGTGGCTTCTGCCAGGCGCATGATTGTGCGCAGCTGCACCAGGTCGACAAAGGGGATCATCAGCGACACCGCCAAGGTTTTTGGCTTGAAGCCCTTGTGCGCGGTCTGGGTGTTGCTGGTCTGCCCGGACATGTCATCGCTCTCTATCCGCAGGTTGGCGGTGATCTTCATCTTCTTGCCCAGGACCTGTTCGCCATCGAGTAAAAGCGTCATAGACCGACCATCTCCCGCACAAAACTCAACCCTTCCAGTGAGCCGACCAGCAGCACGCCGGCGGACAGCACCCATTCGTGGCCCGGGGCGTCGCCCTCGAGCAGCGATCGGCGTAGCTCGTTGACGTCACCGGGGCCGATCAACCGCGCGCGCATACTGGTGTCGGCGGAACCGCCGGCTAGCAAAGCCTTGAGGTCATTCAACTGCTGATCACGGCCCTCCTGCTGAGCCGCTTTGCGTGTGGCCAGTGCGGCAAGATCGCCCATTGGCGAGCTATCGGCCGCGTAGCTCTCCAGCACCGCCAGTTGGCCAGCCATGGATTGCTTCGCCGCCTTGACCACCGTGCAGCGCTCGAGCGGCAGCGACTGCCAACGCGGCAACGGTCCCGAGCTGGGGATCACCCACTTTTCCGTCTCCAGCGTCGATAGGTGTTGTGCGCGGCGTTCCGCCCGCACCAGGTCGGGAATCGGCAGCAAGGCGTTGAAGCGCGACAGGGTGCTGGCCAACTGGTCGTAGTTGGTGCCCAGGAACAACACTGACAGCGCGTACTGAGGCCCGGTCGGCCGGCCGGTGTCGGTGCCGTCGACCAATTTGCTCGCCAGCTGCTGCAGCAGATTCGGTGCCGACAGGAAACGTTGGTTGCCGCGTCCCTGGCCAATGCCGCTTTGAAACGGCGTCACCGCCAGGCACGCCGGCGCCTCGCCCATCTGTTCGGCCATCGCGGCGCGGCCGGCGGCGATCGCGTCTTTCGCGATGTCACCGACCGGCCCCGGGTTGGTGCTGGCCATTCCCTCAAGACTGGCCAGGCGCAGCGCGGTGCTGGCCAGCTCACCACCGGCCAAGTCCTTCGCTGCGCCCAGTCCGTCCATCCACTGCGTGGCCTGCTCCGGCCAGCGCATTGTCACCGGTGACCAGTTCATGATTGGGCGGGCTCCCAGCTCACGGCCTCAAGTGCGTCCACGTCGCTGCGCTCCAATGCCAGGTCGAGCACTTGTTTCAGCTGCAGCGCTTTCTGCAGCAGCTCCAGCTTGTACAAGGTGAAGTCATCACTGACCTGACGAATCTGCGCAACGGTGTGGGGCCTGAACTCTTTGCGCCCCCGCTCGTCGCGACAGGGATAGAGGCTGTCAAAGCCAAGCAGAATGACCCCGTTCAGGTTTAATTGATCTTCCAGCTGGCTGCTGTAGGTGTGAGGTTCACCCAAGGCAGCCGACCAGAAGCCACCGATGATGGCGGCCTCACAGGCGCGGTTCACCTCGTAGACTTTCGCCAGGTGAACTTGCTCAGCGTCTTTCACCCATGCCCCGGCACGCCAGTGATACTGCGGGGAAGGTCGCGGATCTTTGGTCAAGCCTTCGGGCAGTGGGCCCAGCTCCAGGTGCTCATCTTCAGCGCCTGTTTCAATGCTGAATACAACGCCGCGGTGGTCTGCCACCTGCTGCGGTTTTTCCTCGACCAGCACCCATACGTGGCCAGCCTCTGGTGGGACCAGAAGCTTTTCCAGCTGGATAGCATTGCCTGGCAGCTGTAGCTCTTGTCCAACACCCGGGATCGCTGGCACCTCAAACGGTCCTGTCAGAATGCCGCACGGATCAAAAAAATAGATAAACATCGAAGCCCCTTAAATGAGTTTGATCCGGCCCGGATAGGCGATCGATCGAGGACGAGACTCCGATCCACCGCTATATGACGTGGTGCCGCCAACCCACAGCGAGTAGTTGTTGGAGCCGCCGCCCATCATCTGGGTGCCGAAGCCGCCTGCACCAGGCGTGTAGTGAAAGTGTTCCAAGTTCTGAGAGGCCTTCCAGCTACCCGCAGCACGACCCGGATCGACTGAGCGCGTCTCATCAAGTACACGCAAGAACTCGCCTCGGCCCTCCGGCCCCCGGAACGTCAACACCCCATCGCCACTGGTCCACCCGCCTTCCATCCCGACGCGAGCCGCTTCAGTGGTCAGCATTGAGGACTGCTGTGCGTGATCCCATAACCACGGCCAGTCGGCCCGGTTGAACACGGCACTGCTCAAACCGCCATAGCCACCTGGCTGGAACACGGTGGTGGTTTCAAACACCGGCCGCCCCAGTGGCGTGGTGTCGAACCGTCCAATCGGCCACCAGTTACCGGCGCCGTCACTGCGCAAATGCCACCAGTCGCCCGAGCCCATCAGGGTCAGGAAGCTGTAACCGGCGGCGCGCAAATGGGTGTGGAACTTGATCTTGTCCGCGCCGCTGGTCTGCACCACCAGGAGGTTGACGCTGTTGTCGCCACGCCGAATGATGAAGTCGATCACCCCCAATGCCGCGTTCGCCGGGGGCAGCGTCACGGTGCGGTTGCCAGCGGCGGCGTCGACCACCACCAATCCCCGATTGGCAGCTGTCAGCGCCTTATCCACCGCCACGCTGGAGATCTGCACGCAGATCGTTTTCCACAGATCAGCCACCGCCTTGGACGTCGCCAGACTTTCACTGTCGGCGAGCACCAGGCTGTCGCTTTTGGCGTTGGGGAGGTTGCCCAGGTCCACGTCTTCCTTGGTGGTCGCCCGGGCGCGCAGATGTTCGTAATCGCCCGTGCGGGCCGCGAAGTGCGTGATCAACGGACCATCGATCAGCTCGACGCTGCGACGATCAGTAATGGTGGCGGCATTCGGTAGATCAGCAATGGCCACGCAGTAGTGGCGCACACCGGCGCTGTCGGTGTAGTCCGGGCGATCGGCGGCAAACACCACGTTCCAGCTGGCCACCGAATCACTCAGCTCGCGCTGCAGGGCCACATCCAGCCATGCCGTGGTCGGAAATGCCGACGGAGCTACAACCAGTGCAGCCGAGCGCACCAGGCGGATGCCTTCGATGTAAGCGCTTCCGGGCTTGAGCTGATACGTACTGCCGACTTTCTCCAACTGCAGCGAAGGACCGAAGAAACAGGCTCGGCCGAAGATGTCGCGATTGCTCAGGCGCTCGCGCTCATCGATCCCGGCCAGGCGCACGGTAAAGTCGTGCTGCCAGGTGCTGGCATCAATGGTGATGCCGGTCAGCATCTGGGCCCCGTCAAACGCCACCAGGAAGTTGCGCGTGAGGTTGTTGCCGATCTGCAGCGGCGGGATATTGCGGCGCTTGATCTGCAGCGGCACGTAGGCCACCGCAAACAACACCCCTTCCGCTGTCTCGAGCCCGATCCAGTTGAAGTCCCAGTCGCCAACGTCGGAGCCGATCTGCGAGCTGTACACGACCTGGTTGGGGTTCACGTAGCCCGCGTTGCCGTCGGGAATGTCGTAGACGTGGACGATCTGCCCTGCCGCTGGCTTCGGTGCGGCGCGATCGACCGGTCCGCTGGGATCGAGTCCGGGCACGTTGGCAAAAATGAATCGCATCACATCAAGCCCCTGGTTGGCGGCTTGTTTTTGCGCGATCAGGTTTTCACCCGCAAGGGTAATGCTGGCTCCCATTGGGGGGGCTCCTACAGGCTGGCAACCAGCGTTTGCTGGTCGTCGTTGAAGTCGACCACGGCGACACGCAAGGTCACTGGGGTAAGGGTCACGAAGTCATAACGGCGGCACGTGCGGCCGTATTGTTGGATCAGTACACGCAGCAGCTCGGGGTTCTTCGAGAGCTGGGAATCAGAGAAACGCAGCAGCACCACGTCCCAATCCCGATCAGGCATGCGCTCCTCGATCTCGACGTAACCGACCCCCAGGCGCTCCAGGATGCGTTTCATGCCGGCAGTGCTGCCGGCGTCCACTGCGTTGATGAAGGCGAACTTCACGCGCAGGCGGTAAAGGGCCTCCGGCTCGCCCTTGAAGCGAGTGATGTCGCGCTGCCAGGCCAGCAGGTCGAGCATGACCAGGTGGCAGGTATCGGCGTCGAGCTGCAGCAGCGGCCAGCGCAACCACCCCTCGACTTTTTCCCACCAGTTCTGGGCAGCGTCCTTGAGCTTGGTCAGCTCGGTACCGGCCAGCCAGAACTTGAGCTCGAGCTTAATCATTGGTCAGCACCTCCAGACTCTGGATCCGGGGGATGTTGAGCTCCGAGAGGATGTCGTCGTTGTCGAAGTGCAACGACTCGATGCCCGGGAATTGCTGGTGCAGCTCTTCGCCCAGGCGACTGAAGGAAAACCGCGACTGTGGATAAGTCAGCGTCGGCTGATAGTCGCGGGTGGTGCTCTCACGAAACGCCGCCCGGATGAACAATGCGGTTTCGTCCCGCAAGGTTTGGCGCTGGACTTCGGTCAAGGTCGAGCGCGGCCACAGCGTCACGCGCAGGGCGTGCAGGGTTTCGGGCATCACCATCACCAGCAGGTCGTCGCCGTGGCCATGGTTGCCCAGGTCGCGAATGTGCGCGTTGATCTGCGCCAGGTACGTCGCCGCCGGCACGTCCGCATCGAACAGCACAAAGGCATTGGCACTGCCGGGGCCACGAGGGGCGCCGTGCTCGAAATAGACACCATCCGGACGAACACCCGGGAAGGCGGAAATCATCGCCCGGTACACAGCGTCGGTATGCCATTGGTTGACCGCCGAGAACTGGTTGCGCACGCGCAGACGCAGTTCGTCGTTGGGTTCCTTGTCCGCCCCGGGCGTGGTCAGCCAGCCGTCCGCGTTGGCGACCTGGGCAATGCCTGGGATCGGCACGGGCAAAACGGCGTAGTAACCCGGTGCCAGGTTGAATCCGCTGCCCACGTCCACCGCTTCGACCGGGACCAGCAGCTGCATCACGCCGTCAGTAAACGTGCCCACCGCCGTCGTCACCAGCTGATAGATATGGCCATTGATCGCAGCCGACTGCACCACCGTGCCCGCCGCGACCTCAAGGGCACCACCGGGAGCCACGCGAGTGAACAGCAGAAAACCTGTGGCCTTGGTCGCGCCCTTGCGCTCGACGTTCACGCCCCAGGCCAGCATATCCAGCCAGGCATCCACGGCGGTTTTGACGAAGAAGTTCGGCAGCACCGTGGCGATGAAAAAGTCCAGAATCCACATCACCGGTTTGGTCACCAGCGCGGTGATCACACGCCAGAACGGCGACCAGGTACTGGTGTTACTCAGTTTGCTGCCCTGAGCGGTAACTTCAGCCTCCCACGCCTGGCGCAGGCCCGCCTCTGTGGTCGGAATGCCGGCATCCGTCAGCGCCTTTTTGAAATCTACGTCGCTCACAACGTTACCTCGATCGTGCCGAATTTCAGGGTGGTGGCCGTCACCAGGTACTGACCTGGCTCCAGCTGGGTGATCAACGCGGTACCGGGTACCAGGCGTTCGTCTGCCTCCACCAGCAGCTCCAGTTGCTGGATGCAGTCGCGCTGTCTGAGCCGATCGCGCTCAGCAACCAGGGTCACCAGCAGGCCGCTGTCGCGGATCATGTGAGCGATGTCCTGGGCGATACTGCCCCGGTCATCGATGAGCAGCGGCTGACGGGACAGATCCAGCACCAGGTCGTTGTCCTGGATCAGCAGGTCGATGTATTCGCTCATCCTGGTACCGCCATACTCATCATGTGTTCCAGCTCCAGCGGAGTCATAGGCTTGCCGGTATGGATGTTCAGGGTTTCCACATGGGTGCCCTTGTTCTGGCTGCTGTTGTTGTTCTGGATACTGGTCAGCAGGCCGCCCGGGGGCACGGCATTTGGGCGCACAGGCGACATACTCGGAATGGCTGCATTGATGGTCTGCTGGGCTTTCTGTGCCGCTGCTGCGCCGTCCACGGTGTTGACGCCGATGTCGGTACCGGGCACCTCGGGCATCGCGCCGAACTTGGTCTCGATATCGACGCCGGGGATCTTGTTCAGCAACTCGATCAGGGTGTTGATCGACTTGTGAAAGATCGCAACGATGCCGTCCCATGCCGCCTTCGCCATGCCACTCCAGCCGCCCATGGACGTGAACCAGTCAGAAAGTGCTTTCAGCTGCGCGCTGACCCACTTAAAGGCCGCAGTGTTCATCAGCGCGGACGTCCACTTGTCCCAGTAAACAACCGCCAGGACGACAACGGCGATCAGCGCCAGGATGCCCGCAACGATGAGCAAGACCGGGTTGGCCCACATGGCCGCGTTGACCAGCCAGATTGCGCCCTGCCAGAGCAGCATCGCGCCGCGCACGACCAACATGACCGTGCCCAGCAGGGCCAATACAGAGAGATAAGCCAGCATGACAAGCTTCTGCAGTACGAAGCCGGCGGCGGTGCGCAGGTTGAGGAGCTGCACCACTTTCCAGACGCTCACCATGGCCAGCCAAGCCATACGGCCGGCGCCGATGGCAAAGGTCAGCAGCGACAGGGCGGCGATGATCGCCAG